ATCACGAATTATTTGTCTGGCCAAGAAAGAAGGATTATGTTACGTTTCTAGTCAATAATCACTATCTTCCACTTAATACACATCAAGAAGAACACGAATATCACCCTCTATTTGATAATACAGACATGAGTAAATATATTGCTTGTTATTTATAAAAATTAATTACATTATTTATTTTTATTCAGTAACAAATCATATAATTACAATGGAATTTGTTTAGTTCAAATACGTGAATACAAGTAGAGATATATGTTATATGTCAAAAAATAATATTATTGTGTTTGATGTGGATGGTACTTTGGCTGAATCTTCATTAGAAATAATGGATGAAAATGCCATAATATTAAATCAGTTAAGAGAGAAATATGAGATTGCTGTATGTGGCGGAGGAACACTGGATAAAATATTAAAACAAATGAAAAATAAGATATATTTCGATCATTATTTTAGCGAATGTGGTTGTGTATATGATAAAAATACGACCTCTATAACAAATGACATGAATCTTACTACTATATACAAAAAGAATATTCGAACTCATTTTTTGTATGATAAAATTAATATACTTATTAAAGAATGTCTCTCTTATTTTAGCAAAGTAGAATATACTGTAACAGGACACTTTATAGATTTGCGATGTGGTATCATATATGTATCTTGTATAGGAATGCAAGCAACAGAAGAAGAGAGAAAATACTTTAAATCGTTAAACAAAAATGACATTATTAGAAAGGATTTGTTAGAGATATTACATAATAAATTACGCGAGTTAAACATTGAAAATGAAATAAGCGTTACTTACGGAGGAACTGTCGGTATAGCTATTTATCCACACGAATACGATAAAATCCAAATACTAGAAACCATTACAAAAGACAATTATGATAAGATTATATATTTTGGTGATAAATATGAAATAGATGGAAATGATCACTTACTTATTCAATCAGATAAAGTTATTGGTCATAAAATAGATACAGTAGAAGATACATATAGAATATTAAAAGAACAATATTTATAAATTCGATTATAATCGATTAATATTATATTACATATTATATTAATGTGTGGCGTATCTGTTGTATTATGTAAAATAAACAATGCGAATAATACTATTAATACTAATAACAGCATTACTCTGTTATTACAAAGTTTAGCAAGCTTACAAAATCGCGGATATGATTCCTTTGGCCTATCATGTATAATGAATGACAAATTGCGTATTCATAAAAAAGCATGTTTAGATACTTCTATTGACAATTTCAAAACATTTACTGAGGAATTATCAGAGTATAAATCACCCATTAGTATTGGTCATACGAGATGGGCTACGCATGGGATTATTAGTAATGATAATGCTCATCCGCATGTTTCTAATTCAGGTAAAATATCATTGGTTCATAATGGTATTATTGAAAATTACAAGTCTCTGAAAAAAATGTTACTCGGTAAAGGTTTTACATTTTACTCGGAGACAGACAGTGAAGTTATTGTGAATTTAATAGATTATCATTTGTACTCGCAGTTACATAATGAGAAATTGGAAGGAGTAACTATTGGTTCGGCAATCATGAAAACCGTTGAGATGCTTGAGGGTACATATGGTTTAGTTATTCAATGTATCGACAATCCATCAAATGTCTATATTATAAAAAATGGCTCTCCTATATTGATTGGAGAGAATGACAATTATATAATGGCATGTTCTGAGTCTTCTGGATTCTTGGACCAAATGAAACATTATTATGCTCTAGAAAATGACAATCTTGTCACTCTATCGTTGGTGGATGGTATTGTTACAAACATAAAAAGAACGAAAATACAAAATAACAATGTGACTATGAGTTTGACACCTGAACCATATGACCATTGGACATTGAAAGAAATCATGGAACAAAATGAATCACTTTTGCGAGCCTATAACAATGGAGCAAGAATAACCGACGATAGAATTAAATTAGGAGGTCTTAACAACATCCAAAAACAAATCCATGATATTCAAAGTGTCATTTTCTTAGGATGTGGAACTAGTTTGTATGCGTGCCATATTGGACGCCATTATTTAAAACAAATGGAATGTGTTAATAATAGTATGTGCTTTGATGCGGCTGATTTCGAATTAAATGATATTCCAATGAATGGATTAACTTTGCTTGTAATGTGTAGTCAATCTGGTGAAACAAAGGATTTACATCGTGTTCTTCAATTAATACAACATAGGAAGAATATTATTACTATGGGGGTCATCAACGTGGTTGATTCTATGATTGCGCGCGAAGTTGATTGTGGTATCTACATGAACGCTGGAAGAGAAGTGGCTGTAGCCTCTACCAAATCATTTACAAGTAGTGTTACTATATTCAAAATGTTTTCATTATGGTTTAGTCAAGAGCTAAAAAACGTGAGCATGAGTGAAGCAACCAGTCAGTCTATCAAAAATATACCTTATCAAATAAAGGGGATAAATGATAATCTAATAAACAATAACCACAACTATTTAATTAAACCGTCTCATATAAACATGCTAAATCATGAAAATATATTTGTTCTAGGCAAAGGTAGTATGGAACATGTATCCAAGGAAATGTCTTTGAAATTAAAGGAAATATGCTATATACATGCAGAGGGTTATTCAGGAACCGCATTAAAACATGGACCATTTGCTCTATTGCATTCCGGATATCCTGTTATTCTACTGATTAATCAAGAGAATAGGGCAAAGATGTGGAATGCATATAAAGAGATTGAAACGAGGGGTGCAAATATATTGGTCATTAGTGAAATCGCCGAATTAGGAGAAGAAATAGAAAATGATCGTTGTATCGTGGTTCCTGAGAACAAAGAACTCCAGGAAATTATTTACATGACAGTTTTACAACATATTTGCTATCGTCTTTCTCTCAAACGTGGAATTAATCCGGATAAACCTCGCAACTTGGCCAAAGTGGTTACAGTGGAATAATAATAAAAAATATATTTTTTAGGCATATTTTTTATTATTGTGTTAGGGTATAAATGATAAAACGAGCATGTAATTATAAAACTATAAAACATAGTATAAAAATACCTACATCATTTTTTACACCAATTATGTCTGACAGACGAGAAATCGGATTACAAATTGCTGATTTTCAAGAACGAAAACAACTTTATAAAGAAAAACAAGAGAGGAGGACAGAATCCATAAAAAACGTGATATGGTTGGGATGAAATATGTATAGTTTATTAAAAATCAATATAAATATACAACTTGTTATATACGTATATGTCAAAAATCGCATTTGTAACAGGTATCACCGGACAAGATGGTTCTTATCTAGCAGAATTACTTATTGAAAAAGGTTATAAAGTATATGGAATTGTTAGAAGAACATCACTTCTTTATTCTCATACACGACTAGATCATATTCGAGATAAACTTATTTTAGAATATGGTGATTTATCTGATGGTTCGTCTCTAACCAATTATATTACAAAAATGACGAGAGAAAATGAGGGATTTGAAGTATTTGAGATTTACAATTTGGCTGCCCAAAGTCATGTACAGATTTCGTTTGAAATTCCTGAATATACATCATTAATTGATGGTCTAGGTACATTGAAATTATTGGAAGCGATTCGTACATTACCACCAGATGTTATAAAAAGGACACGATTTTATCAAGCCGGAACGAGTGAAATGTTTGGAGCCGTTTTGGAAAAGCCTCAAAAAGAGACGACTCCATTTAATCCTCAGTCTCCTTATGCATGTGCCAAAGTCTATAGTCACTATTTAGTGAATAATTATCGCGATGCGTATAACCTATTTGCGTCTAACGGAATACTTTTTAATCACGAATCACCAAGACGTGGAGAGAATTTCGTGACGATGAAGGTTGTCAATGGTGTCAAGAAGATTGTGGAACAAGAACGTGAAAACAAATCAGATTATGTATTGAAATTGGGAAATATTGATAGTAAGCGTGATTGGGGACATTCAAAAGACTATGTTTATGGTATGTGGCTCATGCTTCAGCAAGACAAGTCTGATAATTATGTCTTAGCTACAGGAGAAACATATACGGTAAGAGATTTCATAGAAAGATGTTTTACAAAAGTAGGTAAAGAGATTGAATGGTCTGGTGAAGGTGTTGATGAAGTAGGTAGAGAGAAATCAACCGGTAAAATAGTAATCAAAATAGATGAGAAATATTTTAGACCTTGTGAAGTGGATTTTTTGCTAGGTGATGCAACCAAAGCAGAAACAGAATTGGGATGGACTCGTGAATATGATTTAGACAAACTGATTGACGATATGATGAGTTAAGTTGACATATTTATAATATATTTATACAAATATACTATGAACATAGTGATAACTGGAGGAACTGGTTTTATTGGGTCAAATTTATGTAAAAAATTATTATTGGAAGGTAATAAAATAACATGTATTGACAATAATTTTACAGGTTCTATTGAGAATGTCAAAGATTGTTTAGACAATCCTAATTTTACTTTTATAAATCATAATGTAATAGAACCAATACAGTTAGAGAATATATCCAAAATAGATCAAATATATCATTTGGCTTGTCCTGCCTCTCCAAAAGCATATCAGTCTGATCCCTTATTTACATTAAAAACGAATATTTTTGGAACAATTAATTTATTAGAATTGGCAAAAACACATAATGCTAGAATTCTATTATCTTCTACATCAGAAGTATATGGAGATCCGAAAATATCTCCACAAATAGAAGAATATTGGGGAAATGTAAATCCTATCGGAATTCGCTCATGTTATGATGAGGGAAAACGAGTTGCTGAAACATTTATGATGGAGTATAAACATAAATATGACCTGAATGTAAAAATTGCTAGGATATTCAATACCTATGGACCATTGATGAATAAAGATGATGGACGAGTAGTTAGTAACTTTATTAATCAATGTATAAGAAATGAACCGATTACAATTTATGGTGACGGAGAGCAGACGAGGAGTGTATGTTATATTGATGATCTATTAAATGGATTGGTTAAGTTGATGAACAACAATGTTACAAATGGTCCTATTAATATTGGTAATCCAAATGAATTGACCATAAAGGAGTTGGCTAATGAAATAAAAAGGCTTACTAATAGTAGTTCTACTATTTGTTATGAACCATTACCTCAAGATGATCCAATGAAACGAAATCCAGATATATCAAAGGCAAAAAATATGCTCGATTGGGAACCAATTATTGGATTGGAAGAAGGTATTCAAAAAACAATTGATTATTTTATGGAGAAAATATCAACATAATCATTTTAGTGAAAATACTATAGTAATTATCCAAATGTGTAAAATCAGGTTACTAACGAACACTACCAATAACATCCGTCTTCGATATTTTTATAATTCGACGGCCTATATGATTCTGGAATACTAGTAATCCAATATTTATTTAATTTGACGTCTTTACCCATTCCATATTTGAGCTCACGACTAGATAATATACCAAATAAATTAGTAACAGTGCCTCCTATATATATCGCATCTTTATTTAATTCTTTGTGGATTTTATGAGTAAGCATATGACCATATGAACCACAACCTATTATTGCTAAATCAAATTGTTTTTGTTTTACCTCATTAAAAATTGAATCTAATGTCTCAAAATAATTATTATGAGGACCATTATTTAAAAAACAATAAG